TCGGTATTATAGGGGATTCATTCCCCCGCCTACCGGAGAGGTGTTGGGATAAACTCCGACGATTGCGTCAATCACCCCCACGTGTGGGAGATCCGGAGAAGATTGAGAAATTAAAGCCGGAAAAGAGAATAGGTTAAACTGTTGGTCAAGGTTCGTTACCTTTTCCCCGCCCCAACAGTTTATCAAGGTTTAGACTTGTACCAAACAATCCTTGTAGTAACACTTTTCTATGGTTATGTCAAACCATAGCGTAGTTATGCGCAAATAACTAAATATGAATAATGGCTAATAAAGAATCAAGATCAAACTACTTCAGGGACCAAGTGCCGGTGGTCCCTCAAGGTATTTTAAAGCGAGGCAAAAACAAATTCTTTTATTATCTTAGGAAAGTTAATAAGCCGATTCAAAACGCCGTAGTAATGCGGCCTGACAGGGCAGTGAAGAATGCTACTCATGACTATATAGTCCCAAATCAAGTCATAGCAGAAGCATTAACACGTACCCGAGAAATCAACAGTGTAGGAACAGATACTGAAGCATTGGAAATGTTCCATGATACGCCTTTGAGTTTGAGGACTCATGATAAAATGACTGTCGTACAAGAAGGTGACGACGGTAGAATCCTCAAACTACATACAAAGTTGGGTCATGTTCAAACAAGAACTCAAGAATGCAAGATATACACTACTGATGATGTTTGTGTCCAAACTGACACAATTAATATGGAAACACAGCCTGAGCCCTACGATGACCAAGATAAGATGACGATACCAAATAGGAAGTTTATTAATAAACTTTATAAAAATAAGAAGTCATTTACTACTTATAGTAGATTGTATTATCATCTTAAATTAAAGTATCATTTAAAACATCGTGATCACCAGTTGATTAATCAATTGGTACACGAGGCCAGGACCTGGATGATCAAGGAGAAACGAACATGTGACACGCAAAATGATTACACTATAATGTCCTCTGCTGTTTTATCAGCCTTTTTAGTTTCTGATGAAGAATTAATCTTCAGACAACAAATTAAAGAGAGAACGCAACTGGATAATATGAATCATCTTAACAAAACTGTCACAGGTGACATGGGTAAAATATCACCATTAAAGAAACCTGCTCAACATTCTTTATTGGGCAACTTCTTGCCCAACGTCAATTTCGTCGCCCCCAAGATTAATATTTGAAAATGCCTAGAGATGGAAGAGGCTATATGCTTAGGTCTACCGAGCTTCAATGACATCAAAAATGACCGAGTCTCTCTTCATACTTCATCCTATGGCTTTCATAAGATCAATAAATTTATGCGCATTATGAATGTGTCTGGACTGCCTATCGAAAAACACTCATACTATAACACATGTTACTGCAATGAGTACAATTCTTTGTGTAATAGACATTTAATTCCACTAGTGCCAGGTTATACACCTGGAAACCCTCAGATAAAAATATTGTCTAAGGAGATAATAGAAATGGGAAAAAAATTTCAAAAATTTAGCAAAGTTGACGATAGCACAGTTATCAGATACACGCGTAATACCATAAAAGCTCGGTATAAACGGGCCATATTTTCGTATAGAAACTCAAGAAGACCTATTAATAACCTTGACGCAAGGGTCCAATCTTTTGTTAAATATGAAAAGTGGTCTCAGGCCAAAATAGATGGTGGGAAACCACCTAGAATGATACAACATCGAACCTACGAGTACCTTTATCGTTTAAAGGCACATACACTCGGTTTCGATTTACAGCTAAAAGATAAAACATGTGAAGTTGAATGGAACGGACAATCGGTCAGAACCATCTTCACAAAATTG